ATGACAACAGAACCTTCCATCTACGACTACGCACTCGCTGCTATTGACGCTCAGACGTTTGACCATTGGGTTTCTGACCCCCAAAGCCCCCAGCTATCTGGAACCCCCAATGCGTCCCCCACGAAGCCCTCTGAGCGTTTGGCGCGTATGGTGTTGGCCCCTGCGACGACCGCTCATGGTCAGATGGCCATTATTGACGCGATGCTGGCTGCACAGATTAAGAAATCCCTTGAGGGCGACACGTCTGCGTTCAAAATCCTGTACAACGAACTCGAACACGGGGGCGTGCATAAGACTGCGAATATGTCCCTGAGCGTTTCTGCTGAGTTCACAGACGAGATTAATTCCATCCTACAGGCATCAGGACTTGCTCCAGGCACTCCCCACACCCAAACCACCCCAAATGCCTCTCCTGAGCCTTCTGAACGCCAGCAATCACCATCTGAGTCCATGCCTAACGGCGACAGCACCCACGCGCCTACGCCAGATGCCATTGCCGGCGACAACATTACCAACGCAGAAGATGAGCCAGATTTTGATACGCTCATGGCTGCGATGATTGCTTCAAAGCAGAAAAGCCCTCAGAAGCCTCATAATTGACGAAAGGGGGTGTCTTGAGTGCAGGGGTACATAAAAATGCTTTAAACGCACCCCTGAGCCTCCTGAACACCACACAGACACATTCTACAAGAATTTTGGACGGGCGAACAAGCAATCATGAAAATTTGCGACGGGTTCGGTAGCGTTTATGAAAAACTCGAACGGGCTTTGCAGCAAATTTTGGACGGGTTCGGTAGTAATTATGAAAAATTGCAACGGGCTTTGTAGCAAATTTGCGACGGGCATCCTACAAATTAACGAAAAATTAACTTTTAAAAAACGCGCAGGGGTGGTGACTCCGGTGACACTTTTTCAACATTTTTTGTTGATAAGAGGTATCTGGTTCCTTCTGCCTCGGTTGCACTCGGCCTAGCGTGATTTTACCATGAAACAAAACAGCTTGCAAGCAAAAAGTGAAAGAAAGCATCTTTTTTCTCAATAAAAGTTTTATTGCTTTATTTTCAAACACTTACAGAAAAAGAGTGAAAAATTGCATTTTTTCACTTGTGCAAGCAATCATGCCGCGCTATAAGATAGAGGCAACCAAACAAAAGGAGAATAAAAAATGAAAATAACCATAGTGAAAAATGCATGGGATAGAGGTGTCTACGTTACTCATAAAGACGCCGGGCGGCTTCTTATTGCGACGGTGGAACACTACCCTGAGTATAAAAGGAACCCTTATATCATATCAAAGAACAATGGCACTCGGTTTGTTACCCCACAAGGGTATGATTGTTTTTCTGGCATCCGTGTTGTGCGCGATGTTATCCGGGAGAATATCGCTGAATTTTATAAGCACCCGGAATACTTAATCTAATAAAAATTAAGGGCTAAAACAATGGATAAACCACTCACTCAATATATTAGCGCGTACACGGTTTATTTGCTACTGATTGTTGCAGGTGGCCTTGCGCTATTCCATGCAATCAATGGTGGGTTCACAAGCCAGCCTAACTTATATTGCGAACGCGAAGCCAGGCAAGTGTTATGCGTGCCCGTGGATAGCGCGTATTAACCTTTTAACCTAGGAGTAAATAACATGAATGAAACTTTTAACAATGCGCTAGCAGATGCGTTTCTAGATTATTTTAATAATTTCTTAACAATAGATGCCTTTGCTAGTCACTATGGAATGGGTGATGAGCTGGCAAATTGCGTGATAGAACATGGGCGTTTTTTACATGAATTAAGAGCGCGTGCGTTTCAACGTGAAATACAATAGCAACAAAAAGGATACATAAAATGGATATTTATAAAACATTCGACAAGGCAACAGCAAACACTAGCGCCTATTGCCTGGTCACTGAATCCGGCGACAACTTCGGGCGCGTCATCTTTAAACATGGCAACAGTGGTAACGTGCGCTGCTTTCTTCAAATATGGGGTTATGAAATGCAACTAGGGCAAGCTGGTGGCTATGGCTACGACAAACACAGTGCGAGCTTTCAGGTGGCAGCTATGAAGCTAAAAAGGCGCTTGCATGATGAGCTAGCCAGCGTGAAACTAACTGTTGCTAGAGAATATAACCTGAACCTGGATAGCGTGGAGCTTGTGGAGCGTATGGAACGCGAGCGCATCAATCAAACAATCCAACAGTTCTTAACACCTGACGCAATCGACAAATGCGAGGGCATAGGCTGGCGGCGAGCGTGCGAGGATTGCGGCTTACAAGTTTTTAACGTGATATAATGGGGGATAAAATGAAACTAGGACAATTTATAATTGACGAGTCCGCTTTTCTTGATGATGGGCAGATTGCTATTGATATAGAAGGGCGTGGAACGGTTTATATAACAGACAACCAAGATGGTGTTAGTATCGATATATATCCGCTATGGGCTGCGGAGGAGCCAATCCTCGCAAGCTATCTTTTGAGTGAGGATTTTGAAAAACCACTACACGAGTATATTATACACAGCTATGAATACGGCGCACCACTCACATTCACTTGCATGGCTGAGGATGCAGAACACGCAAAAGAGCAATTTCAAAATGCATACGCACATTGCACCATAGCAGACATAACAAGGTGGCAATCAGTCACTTGCAATTCAACCGTGTAGAAGGGGTATAAAATGGAACCTATGGAGCAATACTTAGATGATACGGACGAAACCGGCCTGCTATTCGACCGCTACAATATATACTTATCTTGCGCAGATGATGGCAGGGGTAATGATATAACAACAGGGAAGCCTTTATTGTCGTTTGATGAGTGGCTGAATAATTAGAAAATAGGAGGTTTAGCGATGCAAAAAACAATCACACATATTAGCGGTAAGCGCTGGCTCGACAAAACCTATGGCAACACATACCACACTTGCACGCTGCACTATTCAGATGGAACAAGCGACAAGTCTAAGGTAACTTATGGCTACGATGAGCAATACCTAACAACAGCGGCAAAACTTAGCGGCATAGATGACTTATGGCGCTGGCAGTATCGTAAAGACAAGGGCATCACTTGCAATGTTGCAGATGTATCACGGAAAAAGGACCTTTAGCTATGCACGTATTTTTTCCGGTTTTTTGCATGTGTATAGGCGCTTTTTTCGCGCTTATCCATGCATTAGATGCAATTCTGAATTAATCAACAGCGCGGCAGGGGATAGCACCTTGTCGCGCATCACCACAAAAAGACACCCAATCACCAATAAAAGACGCCCAATCACCAAAAACCCCCCTGCGGGGTAAAATCGAGTGCAGCTTGAAAGGTGCTGCACACACGACCCCTACCCCAACTAATGTAAAATTTTTAGTATATAGAAGTAACTTCGCTCAACCCCAACTAACTCAGAAAAATCAGTATATAGAAATAAATTCTCTTATCCCAATCCCAACTAACACAAATTTTTTAGTATAAAGAAATAACTTCCCGCACCCCACCCCTATACAGAATTTTCTTCTATGTTATAATCGCCCTATGAACACCCCCCACACAACACCCCCCACTGAGCAAATCCAACTCGCTCTCAAGCTGGCGCAAACAGACTTCCGTGTTTTCCTGCGCCTTGCCTTTCGCATACTCAACCCCAACACCAAACTGAATTGGAACTGGCATCTGGAATATTTGTGCTGGATGCTGCAATCCTCATTGCCCACTGATCACCCTGCGTATCCGTCAACCCTCACACCTGAACAAAGAAACCGTAACCTGATTATCAATGTTCCTCCGCGCTCCCTGAAGACCGAAACTGTCTCTGTGGCTTTTCCTGCGTTCTGCTTAGGCCACAACCCTTCGTTTCAGGCTATCATTGCGTCCTTCTCAACCAGGGCTTCTGCGAACATCAATACAAAACTCGCTCGTCTCTTAAAGCACCCTCTGTACGAACAGATATTCCCTGCCCCCGACACCCCCATACTTGAAAAAGCTACGGAGTCTCACATCACCACGACTAAAGGCGGTCAATGCCTTGCGACATCACCCCAAGGCACGGTGACATCATTTGGTGCTGACACACTTCTGATTGATGATTTGCTCTCCCCCGAGCAAGCCTTCTCACCCACGGAACTTACACGTGCCAATCGTTTCTTCTTCAATACCCTGTACCCCTCACGACTCAATGATAAAACCAATGGTTCGACCATCGTCATTGCCCAGCGTCTTCATGAAGGAGACCTGCCCGGTGAACTCCTGCGCCAAAACCCCAAGCGTCCACCAAGCGAACAATTCACGCCTGTCATTCTACCTGCAATCCACCCCCAGACAGAAGACCCCCAAACCTATTATTTCTACAACACGTCACACACTCAGAATCCCGATGACCTCCTTCACCCGACTCGTGATACCCGCGAATCCCTGGAGGCCATTAAGACGGACCCTGAGCGTGGCCCATACACGTTTGCTTCTCAGTATATGCAAAACCCTGCCCCGACAGACGGGGGTATCATCAATCTCCAACAACTTCAGTCCTGTACCTATGACCCTGCAAATCTCCCACCCCCAACACA